CGGCCTTGTCTCCATCACACTCACACCAAGCTCCATTATTACCTCCCGCTACCCAATAAGCGGAAGCCGTTGGAGCCGTACAACCTGCTGGACAACCTTGCTTGGTAGCAGTAGCCGATACATAGTCATTACATACCATTTGAGGACATACTCTAGCGTTCACGATAGCCTGATAACCAGCCTTAGCGTTAGAATAAGCATCATAAGCGGCACTAGAGGCAGCCTGCGTCGTACTCCTGCAATATTCTCCGGCAGAAACAACCTTAACAGGGCTATCCGGAACACATATATCACCACAACTTCCTGTACATCCCTTACATACCTCATTAGTATAGATCGTATAATCATAAGGGTTACAGCAATGCTCACCACCATTCTGCCAATATCCTGTAGGATCGCACTCGCTAGAATAATGTTCCTCGCTATTACCATTATTACACCTGCTATTATCCATATGGTATGTATTATCACATCCGCATCCACAAGATCTGGAATCATACTCAACCACCTCGTTTTGATCAGAAGCAGAAGAACAAGGATTGGTTTGACTCCTTCTCCTACGATAGGTACATCCTTCGCAATAATAACTCCAATCACCATAAGTAGGAGTATCATCATCGTCGGCGCAATCACCATTCTTATTGGCGTAAGCCTGAGCTGCGTTCTTGGTAGCCGTATCATTCTTGAAAGCATTCTGGACCTTACTATCAGCGTCTGCCTGAGATACAGTAGATGTCAACGCTGGCAACCCTAAAGCGCTATAAGGAACGGATAAAGCTACACCATGTTTACATGTTCCGCAATTATCCTTGTAGAAAGTGGCGCTTCCAGTACCAGTCCATACACAAGTTCCATGTTGATTGGCGTAATCCTGTCCCTTCTGGTCTAGGATTTGCTCAGCCTTGCTCTTGGCATCAGCCAAAGAAACCTTGCTGGTGATAGCCGTACCGCCGTTGGCTTGCGTAGAGGTTACCGTTATTCTCTGACCAACCCCGCTTCCGGCGCAATTGTTCCTATAGAAGTCACGGCTTGCCACGTAAGTCCATGTACATCCTCCGTTCTTGTTGGCATAGTTCTGTCCATCGGCTCCACGAACAGCATTCTCGGCCTTCTTATTAGCGTCAGCCAAAGATATGTTGGAAGTGTACGGGTGTCCTGGCAGCCTGTCGCTACTTACGGATACCATGTCTCCCACGCCGCCGTCCACACAGTTGTTCTTCTGAACCTGTCCGGTATAGCTTCCTGTCCACGTACAAGTACCCTTCGAGTTAGCTACAGTCTGTCCTTGAGAGTTCACGGCGGCCAATGCCTTGGCGTTAGCGTCAGCTTGTGACACACATGACTTAAACTTACCTCCCGTGGTAGGATTAGGATCGTTAACGTCATTCTGAGTGACAGTAACAGAACTACCCACACCTCCGTCAGCGCATTGACGGGTAAAGGCCTTGGATGCCGTACCCCACCAGAAACAAGTCTTATTACCACCAGCTATATACCGTTCCTGATTACTTGGATTAGTATAACAGGTATTGGTATTACGTTGATGCAATTGAGAGATACAATCCTTACATACGGTCTCTATAGTCTCCCATACCGGTTGCTCGGTCTTCGTATGGCACGTATCATCGTAGTTCTTGTTGACGAACGCCTGACCCATCCTATCGATGTAGGCCTTAGCCAAAGCGTCAGCCTCCTCTTGTGAACGGGTAGAGGTGAAGAACTGTCCCATAAGATCCGGGGTTACGGTAATAGGATCAGCATACTGGCAAGTAGGACACTTAGGAGTGAACTCCTTGCTATAATTACCGACATATATCTTCAACTCATCACAAGTACCACGATCGTTGGCTATAGCCTGACCTTGTGCCTTGACAGCGGCCTTGGCAAGCTCATCGGCGGCGAACTGGCTCTCGTATGAGTAGAATGGACCTCCGGTTACATCAGCCTCAGTAACGGTAACTGAAGACGGGATAAGACCGGACGGACAGTTATTCTTCTCGAACGCCTCGCTATAATGACCGGTATATTTAGGAGCCTCATGGCAAGTACCACGCTCATCTGCAACCCTCTGTCCTTGATTCATGACAGCGGCCATAGCCACCAAGTTAGCCTCATCCTGTGATACGCAAGACTGGAACGGATGACCTTCCACCATATCTTGTGTTACGGTGAACGGATCTCCTACCTGATTAGCGCCACAATTGCTCTTCGTAAACTCGAAGCTAGCCTTACCGGTATACATAGTAGCGTTAGAGCAAGTACCCTTGGTATTAGCCAAAGCCTGCCCTTGAGCTTGTACTGCGGTCATAGCCATAGCGTCAGCAGCGGTCTGGGAGTCGTTGGACTGGAATGGGTGTCCTTCTACCATATCTTGAGTGATCATCACCTTAGATCCGATCTTGCACTCACCACAGTTGTTTCTCGTGAACTCCAAGGAAGCACGGCCAGTGTACGTACAAAGGGCATGGATATTGGCGAGAGCCTGTCCTTGGGCGTCAACGGCAGCCTTAGCCTTGCTGTTGGCATCCTCTTGAGACACGGTGGAAGTAAATGGATAACCATCAACCATCCTATCGTTTACCGTATAAGTTCCACCAGTACCAGTACCACAATTGTTACGGGTAAACGTACGTGTATAAGTACCGGTATATACAGGAACCTTCTCACACTTACCTTTCACGTTAGCCACATCCTGACCTTGGGCCTCAACAGCGGCCTTAGCCTTGTTATTGGCGTCATCCTGAGACACGGTAGACCTGAAGTCTCCTGTCACCATAGTCTCGTCTACAACAACCTTGGTGCCGTATTGGGTCTCATCGCAATTATTACGGGTAAATTCCTTGCTATATTTACCATGATATACGACCTTCTCCTTACACTCACCTTCAAGGTTAGCCTGTTGTTGGGCGTTAGCCTCAAGATCGGCCTTAGCCTTATTGTCAGCATCCTCCTGAGAGATAATAGAGAAGTACTTACCAGCGGCTACGACATAAGTATAAGGTTGACCGATATGGAACTCATCGCAATTGTTCCTAGTCACGGTCTTCTCCATTCTTACGTTATAGTAGACGTTAGTCTGGCAGTCACCACGCTCGTTGGTGATAGCTTGACCTTGCGCCTCCACAGCGTCCTGCGCCAGCTTATTGGCGGCATCCTGTGATACTGTAGAAGTAAACGGATAGCCGGTACACATCTTCTCATCCACGGTAAAGTCAACAGGCGTAGAACCTTCAGGACAATTGGTTCTCTGGAATACCTTAGAATACGATCCGGTAAATACCGGTATCTTCTCACAATTACCCTTGATATTGGCTATATCCTGACCCTGAGCCTCTACAGCGGCTTGGGCTAACTTATTAGCCTCCTCCTGAGATACGATGGATCTAAAGTCACCTTCTACCATAGTCTCGTTAACAACCACATCCGTTCCGTATTGAGTGGAGTCACAATTGTTACGGGTAAAGGTCTTGCTAAACTTACCATAGTAGATGTTCTCCTTAGGCTTACACTCACCTTCCAGATTAGCTTGTTGTTGACCATTCTTTTCAATATCCTCAAGAGCCTTCCTGTCGGCGTCCTCTTGAGAGATAGAAGACACGTACTTACCCTCAGGTACGATGTAAACATATTCCTGACCATCACTGAACTTATCACAATTGTTACGGATAAAGGTTTTCCTTTGCTCCTCGTTATACCAGATGTCAGTTATACACTCACCATGCTCATTAGCGTACTTCTGTCCGTTAAGAGCTATATCCTCCATAGCCTTAGCGTCAGCGTCCTCCTGTGAGATAAACGACTTGTACGTCCGTTCCTCAACCACATACAAGACAACCGAACCGTGCTGGTTGGCTAGACAGTCATCCTTGGTAAACGGCTGAACCATCTTGATATTATAATAAACGGGCTTGGCGTCCTGAGCTATCATATACTCCTTGACAATACTACCGTCCTTTGACGTTATACGGAACTTAGCCGTACAGATCTGACCGGTGTAATTAGCCTTGTATACGATGTTAAGCTTATTATCGCCTACCCCATGGCTCTTATCGTTAATGGCAAAGCAATTACCCTCAACGCAATTCTTATCTACTTCCCTTGCCATGTCAATCCTCCTCTATTCTCCATGAAACATTATCTCCGGCCTCTACCCTTACGATTTGAGTATCACCATCCTTATTAAGCGTCAACTTTTGCGGATCCACGTTAAAGGGTGGTTCCGGCTCCGGTTCCTCGCTGCCATCGCCGCAAGTGCAACATACCAGTTCAATATCATACTCGGTATTGGACTTGATATCGATAACGACCTGACCGTTCTCACTAGTCACGTTATCAAAGTCATGATCAAGTATAATATAAGGTATATCATTAGGCTGTTGATTGATATTAACAACCTTGCCATTCAAGACAAACATCTCATGATGCTCCTCGTTATCCATGTTCTTAGGCATGGCTATAACGAAGCTAGCGTCATACAGGTCAGTGGCTCCCGGATCCTCAGGATCGGCGTACACCACGTATCTGCTATCCTCGTCAGGTATCTTAACGGATAACCCGTTGACGTTCATAGACACCATATAGCATTTACTTACCGAACCACCAAGGGTAAGGCAGGAGGCCTTGACCGAGGCGGAGTTAAGCTTGGCGTTGATGACCGCCGTCCCACCCTCCATGTCGAACATGATATTGGCCGGATCTACGCTCACCCGCTCAATACCCTTCTGGGTTATGGTAGCGAGTTTCGTTACCTTGCCTTTCTCGACCGCTACGTAAGTCTCCCTAGGCAACCTACCCATCCATCCCGGCTCTACCTTGATCGCCACCTTGTCGGGACCGGTACCGGAAATCTTGTCGTAGGACACCCATGAGGAGCCTTGCTCGATCTTAGCAAGAATATCTTTTAAATTATTCATATCATTCCGCTTGAGTTATAGTCCATTTATCACTCTTGCCTACGATAATCTCCAGAATCTGCTCACCGCCCTCAGGAGGATACTCGAAGTTAGTAGGCTTAATCTCAAACACGCTGGCGCCACCACAACCAAGATCGCAGATCATGTCCGGCAACCATCCCTCCTCGAAAAAACGCTCTATAAGCTCCCTGACGGCCTCTGAAAAAGAATCAAGCTCCAACCTGTCTGCTGGGACAGACCCTTTCTTAAGTGTCTCACCACATACCCAACCGTCACACTCGGAAGCCAAGACCGTATCATACACTCTCTTAGCCATAGCATGAAGTATTTAAAATATTACTATTCAATGTAGTATATACGATATTAACATCAGCGAACTCATCGCCCATGCAATACCTTTTCTTGAACTTAATGGATCTACCAGAAACGACATACCCGTCGTTAGGTACGATAGTACCGCAGTAGGTCACGCTAAGAACATTCAGAGGCTCGTATCTTAACCTTACGGCCTGCACTCCCTTAAACGAATCCCTTTGGATGGACGCCGTTGCTCCAGATACGGCAACCAGCTTCCTTACCAGAGACTCGATTACGTTATTCATGCCATCTCCGTTCCTGATATCTGCCTCAGGAAACGACTGACCATCATATATGATCTGGGAACTGTAGATACTACATTCGTTCCCCGGTCTATATTCCGGCTTACATGGATTACAATTTCTCATATTATCAAATTAATTTATTGATCATTCTTCTTAACTCGGATATCTCCGCATCTCTATCCCGTATAGCCTTTATCATAGCGTTAAGGACATCAGACATATCGCAATTAGGGGACAATCCCAGCGACTCCACACGAACCTTATCACCGGGGTAAATACAATCGGTACTCATGTACGTAGAGCACGGTACTTTCGTGTCGTCTACAGTAGGTCTGTATTGTTTTTTGTTGCAACCGTTCATCACCAAACCTCCTCTTCGGTTCCGCTATCCCCGCCGCTACCACCGGCGTTGACAAGCTCGTTTATAATCCTCTTCAAATCCAGAACCTCACGATGGTATAAATCTATCTGCTTATCCCTAGACGCTATAATACGCCTCAATGAGTCTATAACGACAGATATATCAGTACCTTTCTCTATACCGTCCACCACCAACTCATCACCTGAGTATAAGACGCATTTATCATATAAAACTATAGGACATCCATAGCCAACACAAGGCTCGTCCTGACAATCCCGATCGCAAGGATCACAAGGATCCTCGGGGCATTTGTTAAGAAACCTATCTATCTTAACGCCATGACAACACTCTTCGGGACGTTCCCGTGAATGATCATGACAACAACCGCCTGAATTACACATATGAATAATATTAATGTTTTTAGCAAAGATACTTATTTGATTTGGAAACAAGGTAACATACGTTATTAAACAACGAAGCCGAGAATTATTCCCGGCTTCCACAGATTGTAATATCAATTAAATATTATCGTACAACAGATCATACGCTAAACTTCCAAAAGCTAAAAATAGCAGCACAAAGGATAGGTTAAATTCCATCATCCACTTCTGACCATCACCCTTGCCTACCCTCTTGGCAAAACCTTCTCTTTTTAAAACCATCAAAGTGACAGGCTCATCTTTTAAATCTATTCCAAAAGAAGAGAGGAATGATTTTATCACAAGAGACGACGAAGGATATTTAACAACATCAGATAATTTTATACTCTTATTCTCAATATCTCTAGCCTTATTCATCAAATCAGTTATACACACATATTTTTTATCCCTCATCTTCCCTCATATTTAACAAAGTCATAATTATTCACGATATCACATAAGTCCTTTTCAGGCAAATCAAACCACTCTCCCAATTTTCTACATTTACTATATTTATTATGAATAGCTGATTCTACATCTCTATCAGACACAAACATCAATTTAACAAAAGGAGAAAATGTAGAAGAACCTTTTATCCTCTTAAATGGATTAGAAGATCTACCTATTTTGTATAACAGCGTATTTTCATCAAATGCTATATATGTTTTATAAGGCTTATCTCTTTTAGTGTAAATATTTTTCATGGAAAATATAGACAGATAAATATAATCTATATCAAGTATATCCATTAAAATCCTACACTTGTAAGGATCTTCAATGAAAAGCATATCCAATTTAAGTATTAAATCCTGAATACGAATATACTGATCATTGTCCACACGAATAGTCTTTCCAGATAACGTATCTACTACTTCAACGTTATCTTTCATATTAAAATACTTACGTGAAAAATAATCCAAAATTACACTATGCTCACAATCATCCATATAGTAAACAAAATATTCATCCTATTTTACCAATAGCATTGATCCTCCTGATCAATATTCTCAATCCATTTCTCGCACTCAAGATTAAGATCAGCATACTCCTGCCCCTCTACCATCAAAACCTCACGGGCTTTGGCGTTGGCATCCTCAACCGATATCCATGACCTAAACCTGTTGGCTTTGATAGAGTAATATACTTTACCGGACTTATATCCGAATGGACATACCTTTTCAAACCAATCACCGATCTTCGTATTATAGAATACAGGTGAACAACTACCCTCGGCGTTAGCCTTCTCCTGACCTTCTTTCATGAACTTCCTATAAGCTAACGTATCAGCATCGATCTGGGATATATCGGATATAACGGCTCCGGCTGGCAATTCATACACAATACCTTCTTTACCTGATGTACCGGCCTCACAATCGTTCTTGTAGAAAACGCCACGGAAAGGTTGCGAAGCCCAGTCCTCGCAGCAAGCCCCGACGGCGTTGGCCTCACCCTGCCCGATCCGTCCCAGCTCCGCCCTAGCCTTATCATTGGCGTCTTTCTTGGATACGTATGATACAAACCTGCCTTCCTCTACGCATATTTGTTCCTTGGACCCCTTACCACTTACGCAATCGTTCTTGATAAACTCATCGCATACCTGATCATTATACCATACAGCCGGTATTATGTCGGCATATGTGTTGGCGTAGTCCTGACCATTAGCTTTGATATCATCCTCAGCCTTGCTGTCAGCCTCCTCCTGCGTATCGCCAAAATAAACATCGGCCGGGACCCGGTAGTCAACAGAGCCGCCCACGTACCCGGCAGGTGGGTTGTTTCTGGTGAACGTCCGTACTATTTCTTTATTGCCGTATATCATCGTAATTCACTGGTAATTATATACAAGTTTACACTCGTATAATTAGTTAATAAATTTCTTAACTGGGTTATACCCAAACCCTGTATGGAGTGGCATTGCTGCATCCCCCTTTACTTTTCTCATGATATTATAACTTCCGTTGATGTCAGCATTAATAAGAATACCATCTCTTGTCTTAAAAAGACCTCTTCTTACCCTTCTTCCAACATAAGTATCATGATGACATACTGGTTCTAAATCGAAAGAGCTGCATTTTGACGTGTGAGATTCGTTTACTTCAACAAATCTTAGTCCTTGTCTTTCCGATTTATATCTTAACATTGATATAAGCATCTCAAATGGAATTGAAACAAAATTCTGATTATTCCTTTTACCAAGGTTTACATTTTGTTTCCACCCATCATTATGACCTACTATCAATGTTGTTATATCCTCCTTCAAGCAAGTATTTATTATCTCCTTACTTGCCTTATGAAGATAATCTTTCACCTTATTGTTTCTCCTTCTTGTTAAGGACATCAACCGTCTCGAATTTTTCTTTCCATTTACTTTCTTTAATTGTTTTTGAATATCTGACCTTTTCTTATTGTAATACTGATTAATAGATTTAAGCCTCCTACCATCTATCAAAATAGGTCTATTGCTTACATTGGTTACAATAGAAGCGAGGTTATTTACACCTAGATCAATAGACATGATCCTGTTGTTATCATCAAGTTGCTTTTTTGCAATTGACTCGTATACAACTTCTATAACATAACAATCTGATTTAGGGACAAATCTAATCTGTTTTACAGTTCCTTCCTCGCAATTAGTTCTTAAAGGAGGTAATCCTTCCTTTTTAGGGAAATAGATAAAACCTCCTCTATGTCTAAATTGTGCGTAAGAATAAGAAAATACGTTCCTTCCTTTTGTTTTATGCTTATATTTTGGGAATTTAGGACAGCCGGTAAATTTCTTATTATCACGTTTCCATGCCTTGATAGCCGAGAAATAAGATTTTAGGTTCTTGTCTAAAGCCATAAGAACTTGCTGGGAGGATGATCCACTCATTGCTCTATAATCTATGTTATTCTCTGCTACCATCTTCTTGTTAAGCTCTACAGCTCTTATCCATTTACCTGTACTAATAAACTCCTGCTTTATTATATACAAAGCCGCATTATACAGATTCTTGGATAAGAAACATATTCGATCTAAATCCTTATATCTCTTATCATTAATAGTAATTATATGTTGTTCCACCAAATACATAGCGCAAATATAAATAGAATATTTATAAATTCCTATTTATATGTTATTTTTTTTAGTGTAAAATTATATATAATCACCAAGATATTTTACAACTTACAAGAGTATCTATCTAACCTACTTATTTAGAAGACTCCCTACAAATTGGATACTTGATTTACAGTAGCTTAACATCTAGCAATCCTCATAAATCAATATCTATACATCTGATTATCACCAATGTCGACTTTTCTCCATTGGTTCGTTACCTATTACAAATCTTATCCTCCAAAGCATAAAGCACCTTAGCGACAGTCTTATCTCCATTTACCTTCACACAAGACTCACCAAGATCCCGGACATCTATAGCCTCCCTGATACGGATAAGCTCCTCATAGATCTCCTCTATCACGTCGGAGATCATAACGCACTCACCAGAGTCCTTATATTTTGACCACTCTGGAAGATCGCCCTCGTAAGGCACGCAAGTGGACGGAGTTATATGTGAACAATTATACTTTTTCATACTAGCAACCTGTTAATATGTTCCTTTAACGATCTTATCTCATCCGGGCATAACCCGCAATCATTATCGCATAATGACCTTTGCAGACGAATTATCTTCCCCCAATAAGATACATCGGGCTTGTCCCCGATCCTATACCTATGATACCTCATGTATCTACCCCATTGGCAAGATAACCACTCATCTACGACCTTACATAGATCTATTCTATCAAGGTTTGATATAGATTGCGCGCCCATCCAGAATCTCCTTTCTCATTTCTTGTACCTCCTCATCAGGCGGGCATCCATATGGCAGGTTCTTGATCCACTCACGGATCTTCTTCTGCATGTTGAGATAGACGATACCCACGTCACCTATGGTACGGGTCTGTTTGTATATGCTCACCACGTCACGCTCCATTGTCTTCAACGGATCGAGCATGACCATACAACCGGCGGTGCTTCTAGAAGCATATTCCCTATCGCTAACAACGGTAGAAGAAGGACGATTCATCATACTTCTCTCAATCCTTTCTCTCTCGGCCTTTAACGCCTTTTCCTTACAAGTATTACAACCCACGACTAAATATTTTTATGTTTAACAATCCACACAATTAGTAGCCATATCAAGAAGCTCGCCAACACGATCAATGATCTCATGAGCCGCCTCTATGTTATCCAACCTCACATTAGCCTCTGCTACAACCATAAGCGTCTCCATCTCCTGTATCTTATTTATAAGATCCTTATCCTTATCCTCGCATAGGATATCAGTCTTAATCCATAGCCGATCAAGACGTCTGCGTATAAGATCCGTCTTAAGATACTTGCGACTGAAGTTGTAAGTAGAAGGGCTACCTATGATCTTGATATCATATATACCATCAGGTAGATCAAGGTACTTGACATTACAATCATCGTAATTAAAGCAATTAAGGCCTAGTGTTAGGCTAGTAAAGGTATTGACCTGATTCTTGCCAAGGAACAACGTAACGGGGTCGGACATGCCCGGCGTAGTGATCTCGATAATCGCCTTCCTGTCCTCTAGTAGCCCCCACTCGGACTCATCCAATACCTGCAATACCTTTGGATCACGTGTCTCTAGCACCTGAAATGACAGCCGAATATCATTCATATTAACCTTCTTATCGTACCGGCATAAGCTATCGTCATAACGGGCTTGCATATCAAGATCCGGGATATCGGTATAATATGTCTTAACCTCATGACCGTTGATAAACACCGATGTTATCTGGCAAACATGAGACCTAGCGACATCGAAAAACACCATCCTTACATTACCCTCATAATCAACGCCAGATGTCGGGTATGTCAATATCTGGGTATTATACTCACCATCGTTACGTCTAGCCACGACAGTAATAACGATAGGTTTCTCTATATCGTAATCTTCCATGATAATCCTAGCGGCGAACTTATCATGGATTATCTTCGGTATGATATTTATCTGGTTCATGTTAATATCTTTTTCGCAAAGATAGCACATGTCATGTCAAAAATGAAATCTATCCAACCCCAAAGATGTCATCAAGATCGTCCATGGTTTTTATAAACCCGCGGTCAAACATAAAAATCAATGACCTCATCAGACCAACGCATCTCCCTATGTTTATTGTCATCGTGTCAATGATAAACCTAAACACAGGGGAGTTAGGATTGCTAAACAAAACGGTGTTTACGAAACGGGTGGATAAATCAACAATGCTAGACACGGCCTCGCCTGTATCATCACCATCTTCCCCATAATCATGAAGAAGCTCATCGCGATTATCACGAAAAACAAAAAATGGCTCCAAATCCTCATCTAAAAAAGCCGCTATTGAATGAGAAATGTAGCATGAAGCGCAATCAAAAACAAGCCTCTTGATATCATCCCCGTCATAATCGCCCAAAAACAAGGCGATAGCCGGCATATCGATCCAAAAGGATCTTTTGGTTATAAGACACCTAAGATCTTTTCTTGAACCCAGCAAGTCCCTCAAGGCGTCCTCGCCACCATCAAGCTGGTCGAAAAGCATAGAGGCGTTAAACAGCCTGTTCTTTTCATTAAACATAATCTTAAAATCACCGGACCTGACTATTTTCATGGCAAAAATATTTTAGTTAAAACACAAACAATCACTAAGCGGCTCAGAAGAACAGACATAACCGTCAAGGAACGGGGTGCTATTATCAGGAATCCACACATCATCAGACAACGCGGCCATACCAAACTCATCAACTATCTCATCTCCAGACACATAATCATAAGCCTTGACGCCAAAGATCTTAATCCTTTTAACCTTGCCAAAAGCGGACTTGACTTCCTTTATCTTCCTATCCAACTTCCTCACCCCATCGACGAACTCAGAGAAAGTGACACCACGCTCATCTAAATAGCTCTTTATAGCCCTCTCTATGGTCTTGATACTAACATTACCAAAGCCCTTCTTCCTGACCTTGTTCTGAACCTTTTCCTTAAAAGAAATGCTCACCCCGTTGTTCTTGGAGGACACAAAATCCTTAAGGTCACGTTTCCTGATCGAATCCATGGAGTCATAAACAACACGCTTGATATCCTCTGCGCGCTTCCTATTGCACTCATGAGCCTTATAAGTAGGATTGTTCATGTTTCGCTCATCCTCTAGCTTGCGATGCTTAGGAGGGCAATTGTCCCAATAATAATACCTCGCCTTGTTACTATGTACAAAAAGGTCAGGATGCTCTTTCTTCACCTTCCTCACCATAGCATAATAACCGTGGACAACAGCCACGTTAACATAACTGATCAAAAGCCACCTAACTAACTTTATCTGATAAGCGAGATTATCACCACCAAGACGATGATGCTTGATATAGTAATTAACTATTTCATTCACAAAGTAATAGAACCACTTGATGTTGTATTGGATCCCCAGCGTCCTAAACCTTATAGGGTCAAGGCATATGATAAGAATGCCTATCAGTGTCTCCGATATCGGCTTCTCCAGTATCTCTGACTTGGATGATGATTGACGCTTTATCCTAGGGTTGTCGCAACAAGGATTAGCATTGTCATTAAACAAATAAGGTAGGATGACCTTGCCGGAATCCCTCCTCAAGGCTCTATTTTCTTCTGACACCCTCTTTTTTTCTGAGAAAGATACAAATTGGTCGAATATTAATGTTAAATTTGCCATATGTTAAATTTTAGTATAGTACAAAGATACTAAAAACTTTGTCGTTTCAAAATGAGTGCTTGTGAAAGTACTCATTTTTTTTTGTTTATGATCACGGCTTTTTACGGCGATCGCTATGGTCGAAATCCAACTTGGACATTGCGTAGGGAGACTATCGTAGGGATAGTTAAGAAAAGAGATGAATTTATTTATCCACCTTCTTTTATAAACACAGTTGTCTATTTTGTGACATGTGATATAAGAAACTTTCGCCCCCTTAAGAAGGGAATCTCATTATAAAGATTTTCTTTGTTTATATCATAAGTTGATTGATTAAAAAGAGTTAGCTAACGCTTTGTTATTATCTAAAGTATATAACTTAATTACATTAACTCAATAATCTGTAGTAGATTAAAAATCTAAGATCTTAATAATAATGTATATCAATGATTTAGTTTGGTGTATTTTTGACATCTACTTATGTTATTGATGGATCTTTGATCGACAAGCTACTACCTACATCAGACGTTAATGCATTGATATGCTTACTTCTTTTCTGCGCTAAAGCGTGAAATGCCAAGGAGAAAAGGGAGGTGGGCTACGAGTCGCTCCGCTCCTGGCCGGCCGTGTGGGGATACCTCCTGCCCTGCCTCACGGAGCCGCCACATTTCCTTTTGGTGTCAATAAGTGTAGACCTTGAAAAGACATTTCCTCAAACAGTATACTAGATAAGGGATTCTCTTTAAGGGATATTCTAGTTGAGTAAAAATTTGGTCAAAGAGGTTGTTTGGTCAAAGACAAAATTATATATTCGCGATACGGTCGGTTGGATGAGTTGGTTTAGTCGGTGGTCTGCAAAACCATACACCTCGGTTCGAATCCGGGACTGACCTCATTTTGGTTTTGGTTGATACGTGGGTAAGGATGAATGTAGGGGATTATGGTAGATCATAATCCCTTTCTTTTTGGAGGTTCAAAATCTGACTCCCATCTAGCTATATCACTTATCCTGAAATCGTCCATCATAAAATTTCCGTTATCCATACCATCACCTCGTGTATTAATACCTAGGTTATAAGACCTAAGGGAAAGCGTATTATTGGTTTTCGTGTTAATAATAAGTATACCATTAACAAAACATCTTAATATGTCATATTCATTACTGCTTCTGACTATAGCTATATGATACCATTTGTTTGCCTCAACTCTATCAACATGCCAACCAGCTTGTTGAGCTTGAAATAAAAAATAAAAACCAGTACCTGTTAAAACTACACCAAAATAAAAAATACCATTAGGATATTCATGCTCAACCAAACAACTTGTAACAAGATTGGTTGACTTATACCAAAAGTCTATAGTAAATGGATGACCGTCATAAAACAGCTCAGGCAATAACGATTCTTTGGTGTTTATGATAGTATAAAGAAAAGGATCCGTTTTGTTATATTGGACACATTGTATTGAGCCATCGGTGATAAGATTGCCATTATTGGCTATAAAGAGATTGCCAGAGGGAGTAGGATTCCCCTCTACCTTAAAATTACCATTGAATCTCATTAAGAATCTAGTATGATCGTCAATCACCCCCCCTAGTACATTCAATCATTCTTCGTCTCATAAAACCTTCATCTTCTTTAGCAAATATATTAAAACCAATAATATCAACAACACACTAATTGATGTGATAGCTATTGGCCATCTTGATTCTTTCTTATCATCTACATCCTCATGTTCGATGTCTGTCTTCTTATCAATATCCTCAATACCGGTGATCGTCTTATCAATGCCAAGGGAATCGGCCGTCACCGTGCTGTCCCGCCGGCCAATGACGATATGGGTATCTGTCTGCGAGGACACCGGTCGCTCCCCCGTGGCAGGATCAACATCCTTGTCCGTATCGAACTCTCTCTCCGTTATAACAATATCGGCACTAAGATCAGATGTCTTGATCTCTACGATCTTCCGGTCCATGACCTCATCTATCATCGTCTCTATCCTGCTTATCAAACGATTATCTATAGACGTGTCGCTAACCTGCCTCCTGCTTCCACAAGAGGACAGGGATAGCGACAGACCTAAACAAAAAATCGCCCTAAGACTTATCCTTAACCTCATCATCAGCAATCTTCTTTATATCGTCAAACGTCTCATCAGGTATGTTCTTGGAAAAACTAAACATTTTGAATACGTTTATCCTCTTAAATACGGCCTTGAATACCTTCACCAAATAAGCGTCAGAGAAAGCATCCCCTATCGTATTCAGGAAAAGCATCACATATCCAACAAGGGCTATATACACCCCATATTTGGTAACAGTAAGTATCATACTAGCCTCCTCCTCGATCGGGTATAACGTCTTATATATAACACATAATGTCATTACTATAAAACAAGACAAAGCGAACTCCTTAAGAATATCAGTTAACCTGACCTCCCTAAGCCATCTCTTAAAACTAAACCGTCTTCTACGGCTTCGTCGGAGCTTCCAGCCCCTTATGCTTTGCGCTAACCTAGCCAAGAAATTCGCTATTAATACTATAAGTAATACGGTCAATAAATGGTGTACTGGCTGGAAATAAGCCCAACAAGAGGCACCATACGCAAGCGCAATATTCCACAAAGCCCCCACTCGCTCTATCATGTCTTTGTCTTTCATTTTATACCCTACTCGCAAAGTTAACTACTATACCATTAATTACCTAAAACACCACGGCATGTATACCGTTCCTAGTATCAAGGCTATCAAAATGCAACCAACCCACCTTCCCTTCAAGCCGGAAAGGATATGGTAACATATCCTGATGATCTAAAATCAAACCTCTGGCTTGTTCCGCCGTCATCGACTTGACATCGAAATCACCGGCCTTACCCAATACATGAGCGGATAGATAAACATCCTTCTTATCCTTGACGATCTGGCACATGTTGCATCTAAGACCACGCTGGGAAAACTGCCCTTGCTTATCCCAGTTATTACAATACATAGGCTGTTTGATTATATCCCTACGCAATATAAGAAGGTTATGAAGAAAGGCGGTATCGAGAAACTGCCACGATCTGTCCTTCCATTTATTGTATGTATGGGGGCATACCAATTCCACTATGTCAAAATATGAACCTAATTCTTTTACAATATCATTCCTATTCATATCAAGCTGGTTTTATCGTCCATTTCTGGGCGTAATTATTTTTTAATACATATATTTTCTCCATAGGCGTAGCGGGAGATCCATTCGACGAACCTTTCACGAATCCTTCCGGCGCCTGCTCCGTGCCGGAAGGACGCTGGTTCTCGTTAGGGAATGTACTACTATACATAGAAACCGTAAGTCCATAAAACTGATTCCTTTCCCCATCTTTGGCCACGGATGCCATGGTAATCTGATCCCATCCTACAACAAGGTCGTAGAAGGAGTTCACGAAATCATCTGATCTTTTTTGGCTATGAGTGGAGCAATTCACCCCAAACCATGTAATAGACCTCATCTCATAAATATAATCCGGAAGCTTATCCATTCTAAGACTATTGCTATGAGCTGCAATGAAACTAGTAAGATGTTCCAATCCCCTTCCAGACATATTATCATCATTCCAACCCGTCCTCCTCTCTCCATTCTTCCAGTCATTTAAAAAAATAAAATCAGTAATGTTAGGATTTATCTTATCTACCTCAAAAAAAGGGAGGGTATTTATATCAAAATAATTCCACATATCAGAAGGGCCTTGAGTTATATTCAACGAAGTTAATTTAGGAAGATCATTAAACTCCTTTATATACCTATCCAAATAACATGAAGACAATTCAAGGGTTTGAAGATTTTTCATATTCTTTATATTCCTTATCCCGCTAGATTCTATATCCCTAAGATCAAGCATATTAAACATACCTAAATAATACACCTCAGTCTTACTAGTTATAGCCTCAGGCATTTCAGTCATTCTTTGCCCTACATTTGAAAGCTCTATATAAATTAATTTATTAGATCTCGACAATTTATCTACCGGTATGCCATCATTAACATACATCGTATGCGATACGACCAAAAATTCAAGACCTGGAATATCTACGATCGGGAAAGCCGTCATCTTACAAATTTCAATATTGGCATAATAAATATCACAAGTAAAATCTATCGACACAGCCCGTTGTACGTCCCTCCTCCCATCAGCGTAAGCATGATTATCCACAGGTACGTATTGCGATCCATCCTCCTTCCTGAACCACCACGTAGTATTGGGATTTTTCCTATGTTGTATTGCCAAAGAACGGAATATAATACAATAATCATCCCGCCCTTGAACCTTGGTCATAGGAAACTGCTCCTTTATTCCATCCCCCCAATCCACATTAGCCATACCGGGCTTTCTGGATCTAAACTCGACAAACGTATTATAAGGATTACCAACGACAGGATCAGGTACATAATTATAATCATCGGTATAACAATTTCTAAGTGCCCTATCCCATGTGGTGAACCACACGAACTTGTTGGATGATGCCTCGTATTTATATAATGTCTTAGCCATTACCTATCTTGTTAAAATATTCTACAATAACATTCCTGTCCAATCCCATAGAATCACACACATACTCCCCTTCTGGTTGACCCCCAAACGATAATACCTTATCCGTATCATGAGCTAAAACATCTCCATTGCCTACAAAGGTACGCCCATCGTCAAATACAATAAGCTTATATGGCTTATACAACCTCGTGTCAATATCAGAAGATCGTATTGACCTTAACACCGAAGCCTCTGGCGCCATACTAAACCTCCATCCATAATTATTCATAAGCACATAAACCATCTCCATAGGAGTCGACGGAGAGCCATTAGACTGACCCTTTATAAAACCAGAGGGAGCCTGTAATACGCCACTAGGTCTTTTATCATCAGGATTGGAAGCTAAATACATACTTAGATACAATCCATAAAACTGATTTCTTTTGCCATCGGAAGCAGAGGAAGACATAGTGAGATAATCAAATCCCATCACCCTCTCATATAATGTCGATATAAACGTATCACATCGACCTTGGGTTGACAAGCTGCGATGCATATAAAAGCTATTCATAGACCTCATCTCATATATATAATCCGGGAGATTACTTACATCTATATTACTATAACTGAATGAAGCGTCGATACGCTCAATGTTTCCCAATCCCTTACCGCTCATATACGGATGCCAACTCACGACAGGTCCATACCATCTATTTATATGATCGAAAATCTTTAAACTAGAATTTATCTTATCCACCTCATCCATAGCCGGGCATGTGTTAGGATCAAACGATGGTGTGGCATAACCAGGACTTAAATACAATTCTTTTAAATTATTGAATGATAACCATTCCTTAGGATATAACCTTACCCTTCCACCAGCTAAATGCAATATCTCCAAATTAGGCCACATGGAAGGGAATTTCCTTATATTGGAAGCTTCGGTATCACTAAAGTCAATAGACTTGGACAAATTCAGACCTTTCAATTTAGTTAGTCTATTCCAATCCTCCGGGATGGACGTCAACGTATCCACACCAAACTCACTTAATGTTATACGCTCTATATTTACCGATCTCATTATCCTATCCTTTGGTATATCTGTTATGGTACGATCCCCAGGAATACTTATAATTATATTGATAAGGCTAGGCATATCAAGTATAGGGAAACCTACCATCATAATCCTATAGGATTCCATCATCGTAACATCATTGGTAAAAGACATGGATATCACACGCTCCTTATCCATGCCATCATCATAAGCATGATTGGGGGCGGGAACATACTCACTCCCATCCTCTTTGTAAAACCACCATGGATGACTGTCTGGATTCTTACGATAACTTATATCCCTTCTCCTGAACATCAACCTGTATTGACCATATATAGATCCACTCCTAGCCCTTACAAAAGGGAATTGCTCTTTACTCCCATCTCCCCAATCAACCTCGCACATGCCGGGAGCATTAGAATAAAATCCTATAGTCTCATTATAATTATTACCATCCAATATAGGATCAGGAACATCATCAGTAGTATCATTCCTGTTAACGCCCCTAAAAGCGTATTTACCCTTAGTAAAAAATGTTATAGAGCCTTTATTCGTATCCTTACATATTAATTTCATACCTCTCCCTCCTCTATTCTCCTGAAATACTCGACAACCGGTGAACTGTCCAATCCCAGATCGTTACAGATATCTATAGCCTCGTATTTGTCAGCGAAATTATACTTACTCATATTATCATCCAATACATCTCCGCCGAACACGGATACATGGCCGTCCTTTACGCCAAGGACGAAAGGGGTGATCCTAGCCTTCCCAGCCCGCCTTGCCCTCGTAAGGGCGGCCTTAGAAGCCGGGGCAGGGGCCAAGACCCATGTCTGCCCGTAGTTATTGGTAAGCACATACACCTTCTCCATAGGCGTCGTAGGATTACCGTTGCTAACACCCTTAACAAATCCATCAGGAGCCTGATAAACGCCAGATGGTCTCTTGTTGGTAGGAGCTGCGGAAGTATATAAATCTAAGGTAAGTTTATAAAACTGATTCCTGTTACCGTCAGAAGCCGTCTGTGACATCGTTATATAATCCCAGGACATCATCTTATCATAAAACGTGTTAACGAACGTATCAGCCCTCTCCTGCGTATTTATAAATCTACCACCATCACGCAAATTCCATACCCTAAATTCCCTTATCTCATACAAGTAATCCGGAAGATCGTCTACCGGCACCGTACTTGAAGAACAATATGTCCGTTGAATCTTGTTCAACTTCCCTCCTACCAGATCTTGTTTCCATGAGCTACCATTACCCATAAAATCAACGCCTGCCTTATCATCCCCTACCTTATCCACCTCATCAAATACAGGTATATTATTCCTATCGCTTATAATATTTATACCCACAGCCGGAATAGAATTAAAGGACGGATCATAAGAAGGGATGTTACACCAATTGAAATTAAACTCGGTAAGATTCTTCCATTCAGAGAACCTTCTCCAATTAGAATCAGGATCATCCCCGAAATTAAAAACGCTATTGCATCCGAAATACCTCAGGTCTTTCATATTTAAAAAACCTTCTGGCCAATTACTCCATACACCAGAATGAGAAAAAACTCCCATCTGTATATTACGAAGATTAACGCTCTTGCTTATCCTGTCATATGGAATATCTCCATTTTTTAAAACGGATCTAACCACAGCAAAATAAGTTATATCAGGAAGATTAGTTATAGGGAACTCATGAAGGACAATACCATCCATATTAAATTCCCCATCAATTACGTTAGAGAACCTCATCGTAACCTCTCTACGCCTGATATCGCTATATTTATGTGGGGGGACCGGTATGTATTGTGAACCATCCTCTTTCTTATACCACCATACGGTATCATCCGGATTCTTCTTATACTCAATGTCAAGAGACCTGAATACAATCCTATAACTACCATTAGATACCTTAACTAAAGGATATTGATCCTTCGTCCCGTCCCCCCAATCAACGTCCACGAATCCTGGATTTCTTGTCGAGAACCTAAGACTGCGATTAAAAGCATCCGCTGATATTATCGGATCGGGTATATAATCAGCACCCTTACCATCATAACAAGGGAACCTATCCTCATTCACTATAAACGTGACATAGGACGCTACCGTGTCGTATCCTGCCAAAAAAGCCATACCATTAATTTATTGAGGTTATATCATAAGACACCCATTCCTTATATCCGTTAACCATCTCATATACTTTGTTGATGGTCTTGCATACGACAGCGAATCCGATATCCACGTTAGGGAACTTCTCGTTAAGCTCATCTATTGTAAGCTCCTTGGTTATGCTCTCATCCCACTTACGCATCTCCTTTACCTCCATAAGGATCGGTTTACCGGTTACGCCTACGCTCATCACCCATTCTCCCTCACGGTTGGCATCCGCCAGATCCGGGAAGATAGTAACGCCAAACAACTCCGTGAGCACGAACTCATCGCCGTTCCGGGTAAACGACACCGCCGCTCCGGGGGTCAAGACTACCTCGTTCACCGCCAGCATACTCACCAGCTTCTTGGCTCCCCCTGATACAGTACCATTCAACACGACAGTCACGTTACCCGTGGCGCTATTAACGAACTTGATATCATTCTTCTCGCTATTTATAGCCTGTAACCTAGACCCAGATACGATATTTACGATCTCATAATTCTTGTCGTAAGTGCTCTGTAGCGTCACATTACCGTATTTAGTATCGATAAGAGTAATCCACTTAGCCTTACCACCTACTATCTCTACAAGCTTATAAAACACATTATTCCCGTCAGCGTCAATCCACCTAGCTATAGCTCCCGGAGCGAAATTAGTTACCTCCCGATCTTGGGTATAACTTATAGTGCTTTCCGTAGGCTTATTAGTCAAAGTAATATAAAGGCATTGCTCTACGTCGGCTTCCATCTTAACTATACCAGCTCCATCGTAATAATAATCAGGTACGTTCTTATCTCGTATCAACAAGATAGTACCTTCCTTAAGCTTGTTGGCATTGGTAGGGTCATCCACAAAAGACTTCATCTGGATATAGGTATCGAAGATGATCGACGTACTCTTATCCTCTATCTTCTGGTTGATATTATCAACAATATTATTAATCTCATCTTTTGTATAATAAGGAGATAGATCAACCTTAGGTCCTTCCTGCTCTAAAGCCTGAGTTCCATCCCACCAATAATCAGGCACATCCTGCTCCCTGATCCAGAAGCTGTCCCCCACACGGAGCTTAGCCGTGTTCTCCGGGACCGCCAGCCACTCATTCATGGCATCGACCGTATCAAAGATATACGCCGTGTTCTTGCCCTCGGCTATACGTCTTACGACAGCCAACTCGCTCTCGACATCGCTAAGTCTTTCCTTTATATTATTGATCTCCCGCTCCAGCTTATCATAATTATCCTCCTGATCTATAGCGTCACCAATGGACATATAAACCTCGTTAGTGAGCTTATTATAGGTAACACGAGCCACCTTCTCGTAGGATGTCTTATAAGTAGATGAACCTTTGCTGGTATGGCAAACAAAATCATACGTATTTTGATATACTACAGACCCACCGGTATTGATGAAATTATATCCGTCTTGGCTCATAGTACCGCCCTTATAACCCACAAGCTCAAAAGAACATTTACCTGTACCTATAGAGGCGAACCATGTAGCATAAGCCATGAATTGCGTCTCATCTGGCAATATGGAATAATACTGCGCCCTTAAATCCTTTACCGACATCCAAACGCACTCCTTACCAGACCCGGTGTTATCACCACCCCATTTAAGCACGCTCCTTACGGACTCATTACCGTTACCGGGGCCATTATAACCAACACCAAGGTTATCGATAGTCGGGACATTCGAGTTAAGAGCCTCTGTCATGGTATCCAAGTCCCTTCCGGAACTTTCGTCCCACAAATATCTGAACGTAACGAAATCCACGTCACCGATCTTAATACCACCGGTATTGCTAGGATATGTTTTAGTCACCAGCTCATAATACCACTTTCCGCCCCTAAACGTGACTCTTATTCTCTCCACTTGCCTTGGAGATATGGATACGTATGATCCTCCAACAGAGACGCTGGCGTCATCTTCGGCACGGGTAGCGCCTTCCTTTGGCTCCTCCGGGTCTACCGGAGTATAGATCGTGGCTTGCTTATCACCTGTATTGATGACAACGATATAATAGCTATCACCTTCCAGACCTTGCTCATGAGCCATCGTAACAAACCCCTGTTCGCTTTCCGGCCTCCATTCGACTACAACCATATGTTTGTCCATAGGTATACCAGATACGCTATTAACGTAGTTGGTTGATGACATGAAAACAGCATGGTCATCGTAAGCCTGATCCACACGCTGATGTTTGGTGGCCAGACTATCAAGACGTGATATCTCAATGGGGTCGATAACCTCAACCCCATTATAATCATACCACTTATATCCGATCATCGTATTCTCACGACGATATTTCCTTTTCCTTATGACCTCACCGCCAGCCATGGCGTCGATCATATAATAATCATTGCATGTTCTTACCATAACATCACGGATTAACAAGTTTGACATAAACAAGCCACGATAGTAGCGCCAACAGGAATGGAGGTCAGCGTCGTACCTACCGGGTAGGTCTGGGAGGATGACTCCAGCACCATTACCGACATCCGCTCAACGACCATATTGTTATCCACCAACCTGCTTCCCTCCACATAGAACCGGCCATCGGCTACCTCATAGCACTCGCGCACCGGGACCATATGCCTTTGGCTTTTATCCGCATAATCACAGATCGTGACCTTAGCCCCCTCTGGAATAGAATTAAGCTCATCACCAGCACTATAATCAGGATGGTCGGAATATACGACATACAATATGGACTTAATATCCTGTAACGCCGGATTGACCGTCCTGAATCCCTTTAAATGGATTTTATGACCACCAACCTCATAACAGTCATCTACCTCCATGATATTAAGGTCACAGCTTATTACCGTCCAGCCACTAACCGTATCTTGGGTAGGGGTGGTATCGGTAGGATGATCAGGATCGGTTGACTCCACGATCTTATAATCAAACTCCCGGACATTAAGCTTATAGTCAATAGACTCCTGACGCCTTATCTTAACCGTTCCATTCCCTGTATCATAGCAGGTATCTGTCGTATCCAAGAACCGATTCTCCATATCAGGCATCTCACACTCAACCCTACTCCATTTATCAATCATAGAGGAGTTAATATCGCCTACCTCATATTTATCATCCTCTGACTGCGTAACCTCATAGAAATGATACCACTCATATCCTAAAGAGTTATATATAACAATATTATGGATCTTAACCCGTTTATCGTTCTCCGTGACATAACACTGATCGTAGTAAGATACATGCCTGTCACGAAGGTTCTCAAGATCGCAAGGAGATTTCTTCCATCCAACAGGGATCTCATCATATTCCTGATCTATTAAGATAGCGCCGTCCTCGCTCTCACGTACAATATACTTGGCCTTCCTATCACCTAGATCACCGTCATAAGAGACAACCTTATCCACCTCAATACGCTGTCCTTTGAAAGCATAACACTCACGATATACTTGAACGTTTCTATCCTCCATATCCGTAAAATCACATGGGACCAAAGAGAAACTCTCTGGGAGGGTAGCTAAGTCGGTCCCCGGGACGAAGCCAGCGTCATCCGACTCAAGGACTTCGAAACGGGTATATCTGGCCTTTATCTTGGAGTCATAAGAAACTAACCTACGAAGCTTGACATGGCCGTTACCTCCATCGTAGCATTCAATGTAAGATCTAATGTCACGTTCTTCCATATCGTCGAAATCGCAGACAGCCCTTATCCAAGTGTCTGGCAAGGAAATGAAGCTGGCGCCCTCAGGCTGTGACGGATCGGTAGTCTCCATGACTTTATAACTCTTATCCCTAACCCCTATATTCCCGTCCCATGACGTGAGAACCTCCAGCTTCACCTTACCGGCCGGTGTCTTATAACATTCTACAGTTACCTCAATATCCCGATCCTCCATATCCGTGAAGTCGCAAACAACCTCAACCCAGTCATCGCTTATATTAGTGATAAATTCTCCTACAGGATTCTCAGGATCGGTACTTTGCTTGATGCGATACCATTCCTTTCTGGTACCCATCTCATAATCAAATATCTTATATCCCTCTATCTGTACTCTCCCGGTACCGGTATCAAAGCATTTAAGAACCGGTATTATCTCCCTTTGAGTCATATCAGGGAAATCACATACTATACGATTCCATGTATCAGGTATCTTGTCATACTCCGTACCGATAGGGTTACTATCGTCGGTCGTATTCACCACCTCGTAGTGGGATACCTCGGGGTTCAGGCGGGGATCAACCGACTCCACGCCCTCAATCTGAACCTTACCGCCTTCCGTGGCATAACATTTGCTTACAAATATCAACTCCCGATCGGTCATCTCCGCTATGCTACAATCTATAGCTACCCACTCGGCAGGAACTTTGTCCAATTCCGTACCAATAGGCGTATCAACATCTGAAGAGTTGATGATAAATATCTTCTCGGCCAGTATCTCTCCCTTATTATTCATATAGGTATGGATACGAGCCTCTACCTGACCACCCGGCGTGCGATAGCATTGGTTGACAATCGACACACGCGCGTCCTTGATGTTAATGAACTGATAGTCCTTTTTAGGGACCTCGCTTACAAGTCTCTTTACTCCTTTATCATCGAAGTACACGTAACACCCGTCATTCCTCATCATGACCGGATACGTCTTTCCGTCTATCACAACCCCTGAGAAGTCATCTGGCGGAACGGAGAAACCCATGCTACCGAATATGGAAGCCAGTCTCTTTAAATACTCATTAATAGCCGACATAATATCATATTTTAATTCTACTGCCTCAAAGATAACAAAAAAAGGGAAGAGAATTGAATCTCTCCCCTTTAGGAAATATATGAACGCAAAAAAGGTCGTTCTTATTTAGGGTTGGTTACTATTACTTGCCTTGACGTCTCGATTCAAAATCGGTTACAACAGCGGGACCAAGACCAGCGGCCGCCCCGATCATATTGATCATCTCCTGAACACCCTCATGAGCGCCATAACGTACACGTAAGATCAGGTTAACCGGATCATCGGCGATAACCTTTCCGAATCCCTGAGCGTATCTATGAGGATTGAGCGTAATCTGGAAGTCAACGTACTGAGCCGTTTGCTCTACACGGCTATATTCGTTCATGAACGTCCGCCCCATGAAATCCTGATGTTTCGGGAAGCCGTTGAAATGAGCGTAACCCTTCAACTCATCATCCATCATATTGCCGCCTACGTGAGTACGTGGTGCTTTGCTGGACAATCTCTCGAAATGAAGCTGATCCCACCAGATAGGAGATCCCTCATCCAAAGAGTCGGGATAACCGCCACTAGCGCCTACAATCTCCACGCTATCCTCGATATAAGTCATTTTATCCATCAAGCACTCTGACGGAGATAACAGCATTTCCTTACCACGGAAACGGATACCGCACTTGCAGTTAGATCCAAGTTCCTGAGCCGACTCCAATTTCTTCCACATACGGTTACGGTAAGACGCCGGAGCCTCGCTGGTAAAGAATCCCTCAAATACCTTGTCACACTCATCGCACAACATATTGGTATATACCTCTGTCTGGAAGCTATGCTGGCAAGCAGCAGGAGTACCGTAATCAGTGATCTCCAGTTCCGGGAAAGCCTGTTTGATTTCCTCCAACGCACTGTTTCCGCACTCATCATCCGGGATCGTGATATAATACTTCTCGGTGGATACCTTGCAAGAACCACAAGCTGACCAAGAAGCGGTACGAACCGTAGGATTCTCACACATATCGGATGTCTTAGCCACATAGTAGATAATAGCCGTAGGATTGGCCTCCACGAAAGTAGAGATCTCCTCATCCGTCAATTTCTTGGAAGTAGCGGCAATATACAAACCTGATCCCTTGATCTGACTCATCTTATTAACCGTATCGGCTACAACGTTAGGCAATGACTCCACCGTAGTAGACATATCGACACCGTCATCCTCCAAGGAGATAGAATACAGATAACCACCCTTAACCTCGGTATAGTTAGGAGGACAATCCGTACATCCTTTCATGATAGAGATAAGACGTTGAGTATAATCAGCCGGTTTAGTGCCTTTCTTCATCACCTTATAACGTGACATGCTACCCTCGATAGTCTCACGAACGATCTTCAATCCCGGGTATTGGGCGCGAACCTCAGCCAAGGCCAGATCATCACCAGTATCGCATACCTCCATGCAATAGAAATTGACATCCTCCGTATCAGGCTCAGTAGCCTCGTTAGTACATCTTGTGACCGGAGTGATATCAATATAATCGGACACCTTACCACCTCCAGCGATAGGCTGGTTCTTCATCCGCTCGATACACTTCAATACGGCGGGTAACAAATCAACCTCCTCGCAAGGATCGCACTCCTCGCATTGATTTGGCGTATTATCACAATCATCCAAAAGAATGGCGTCATTGATCTCTACACGACCCTCCTCATAGCCAAGAAGCTCAAAGGCACGACCAGCGAGAACCAAGCGGATAGCGATACGGTCTCCTTTGGAAACTGAGAATGCCGTGTCATCAGAAACACCATTGTATCCTAAGATAACGTCATCGACATAAGCGTGATCCTTCTTCGGCCAAGAAGCGTAAATCTCGGTGATCTCATTCAACGAGAACAAAGGCGTGGAAAAATCCTTATCATATATAGAGCGGGAAGCCGCTTGTTCATTACGACCGATACGGATCTCATAACGCTTGTCATTACGAGGCTTACCGGTAAAATCAGTAACGGCCTTACAACCGTTCTCGGAAGTATCTTTAGTATCGTAAATACCGATCTGTCCTTCCTTCAAGAAGATGGAATCAACATCCACCATCTTAGCGTGTGGGGATACGAAAAGTACCCGGTCTTGCGGTCTGTGCAACATATAATTAATATTTTAGTTTAAAGAATCATTTACCTAACGCAAACATAACAATAAACGAGTTTACGACAATAAAGTACGGTCATGAGTATATATATATTAATGCGGATTACATTTTTTGTAAACAAGATAAACTAAATATGCTACCACAATGAAAGATAATCCATAAAAAAACAATTTATGATGTTTTTGTATAACTATATGATATACAAGTAGTTGCTGGAGTCGGAGATTTCTCCGATTCCAGAGAAATAATACCAAATAATATATACAAAAGCGATAAATCCTATTATTATAATTATGATTATCAATTAATTATATTATATTTTGAAAGTAAATCCCATTTATTTATATTTGCATCGTGAATCTATCTATCACAGACCGATTCACGATATTACATAAACTTTTAAAAACAAAATTATGAAATCAAATCTAATTTTAAAATCAGAGAGTAGAACTCTTTTAGGAAGCCCTGTATCCATAATGAGTAAAGATGGATATGTGTGTATAACAGAAGCTATGGATTCTATAAAGAAAAAAAGGGAATCAATGAACTTATCCGCAAAAGAAATAAATGATGTATTGCGTAATCAAGGGTTCAAGGAGAAGATAAGAGCATTGATGACTCAATTAGGATACGGTAATGATAGCTTAAAGAAGAGAATAGATTATGATAATCTAACGTTGAAAGAATTTAGAAAAATAGGACTAGCCTATAGAAAAGGAGGTAGAGGGGATCAAAAATGGTTCATAGATCCATATATTTTCGTAACTATAGCAATGGAACTAGATCCGGAGATATACGCTACTGTTGTTATATGGCTTACAGACGGATTGGTTAAAAACAGGAATATAGCTGGAGATACATATATAAAAATGTGCAAGGATGTTAGATCTTTGTTATGTGATAATATAACAAATAATGAATTTTCAGCATATATATCAAGAATAGCGAAAGGAATGAATTATGTGGTATTTGGTAAACATGAAGAAGGAATAAGAAATTACGCTTCTATTGACCAGATGCAAGAGATAGTTATGCTCCAAGGGTATATATCCGATATGATAGAAAGTGGATTCATATCTGACTTTAATGCCCTAATCAGGTATCTTGGAGATAAATGGAAAAAAAGATGGGGTAATATAAATCCGGTGACAGGATGTTAAAAAAACCGGCCCGTCTTTTAACTGACAGACCGGATAATCAAAACTAACGTTGTTTATTTGAAAGAAGCCACATTATCCTTATCCATTCTATATCTATACAATTCATTCTCGTTAAGGTTGAATTGTTTAGCGACCATATCCAGAATCTCCTCCACAAGATAATCGGGCAGCTCCGGGTCGACGTCCGTGGATTGGATACCGGCGGCGTTGATATACCCCGATAGGTCTACCCTGACAGGACGGCGGTAGTACGTCATCTTAACCTCCTCGGTACGGAAGCCTGACTCGTAGACCACGACCTTCCCGTTCCCTATGGAGTAGAATGTCTCACGGTAGTCGTAAGAAGGGCGGTTATTCTCGTCTCCAAGAAGCTCATGGATATTCTCGTTCTTAGCCTCCCACATAACGAAATCAGTGGCCTCACACCCTTTGTATGAGAAAACTCCTTTTATGTTAGAGAACCATAGATAGTCGTCAGGTAAGTTAAAGGACGTAGACTCAGGGTCATCTATCCTACCCGCATTATCCAACGACATCCAATAAACAAGAAGGTTTTGGATGGAGCGTATAGTCTCGTCATCCTTCCTATTTAGATAGTACTTAACCAACCGGTCTTGGGCCTCGTTGAACAACAGCACGAACCTTCCCGGATCCAGCTTAATCCCGCCATTGGCCAGATTCTGCTCGTTCTTCTGCAAAGACCTTAGATACGCTTCTTGGATTGTCATAATTATTCCTCCTTAACCTTATCACCTTCCTCTACGTCATCCTTCTTCTTAATATCCTTAACCTTCTTGGTCTTGGACTTATCATCGATATTAGACATAGATATGATCTCCTCATACTCATCCAATACATTAGCCTTTATGTTAATAAAGTCTTTCTTGGTAGCCAAGAACTCAGCGGATGTCCGAACGTCAGGCCCTATGATCTGGCCATTATATTGTAATCCGGATGGAGTCATATTGATACGACCATTTCGTTGAAGGACGTTTACGATACGGTAAAACTCAAGAACTTCCTTGAAATCACCTTCCAATGACCGATCCCAGATATCAAGCAGATAATCGACATTGGTCTTCTTCTCATTCATCCAGTTTGATAGAGATCCTGTATAATACTCATCCTCCGTGAAATCCGGGCGAGTTACGATACCGATGTAAAGAAGAAGATCGATGACAGCCTGACGATCGTCGCCGCCTTTCTTAAGGGCGCTGATAAACTTATAGCTGATGTTCATCTTATTGATCTCACGCTGCTGAACGAAATCCTTCATATTGTCTTTCTCCACGAAACAGAACATGGAGTTCATGAAGACAGGATCGCCATCCATTTCCTGAGGAGTCAACATGCCGGAAAATACAGCCAGATATAAATAAAATAGATCTACGGTATTAGCCGTATTATAAACCTTACCCATGAAGATCTTATCCTTAGCGTCATCCCAAAATTCTAAATTGGTTTGAGATAGATCCATCTGCGACATTTCCTCGAAAGGCTTCATGATATTATCTACCCGCTGTTTGACGAGCCTGTCGATCTCATTCTTGTCAAGACCATTATAGCATCTTGATCTTGGATAAAAACCGGTGTTATAGGCCTTGGAGAAATCATCCCAAGGGCAACATACGTGAGTAGCGTTCTCCGGGAACGGAGCTTTAGCTATATTAGCGTCTTGAAAGGCCTGAGGAGCACTTCCATCGTGTTTGCCTACAACCTCATATAAGGTATCTGACATGATATTAAAACCGTTTACCTCGGCCAATACCTTCTTTGATTTTAAAATATCTTTCATTTCATTATTTTTTGCGTTACTTTCCTAAAAAAAAGAGGAGAGGAATAGTTGTAAATTTCATAGAAAATCATAGA